GATATCCACTCGTGACTGGAGCTCAACTACTAAGAGATTACATTCGTGAGTATGTTAAGAAAAATAGGAAAGGAGAATTAATAATATGAAAATATCTAAACTAGGACTAGAGGCAAGTGGACTGATAGCTCTCTTATTTTTAGCGATGATAATTGTCCCCATAATAATAATCGAAGGAATAAATAAGCTTGCACAAGCTGGCGGATCAACATTAGATATACCGATAACACCAGAAACATGGGTAATAACATGCATGCTAATGTTGATATTCGGAAGATGATATTCGGAAGATGATATTCGCATAATACGTTTTATGTGTAAATCGACTGGCGCGCGCGACCACAAGACTGACGCGGCCATTCGATTCAACATAAAAATCGTCCCTTATGCGCATATCAGTAAATGAGCTGCCCCTGGAGCAAAATTGAGAGCCTTGAGAAAAATTCTCTCCGGAACGAACAAAAAAAACACCGCGTTAACAGTGCTTTAAAGATTAAAACTAATAGAAGTTTTGGTTATATCAAAAACCAGTCGGTCTAGGAATCGTGGAAGGACTTGAACTCGGTGCTGAAATTCGCGCTGGGCGTAGTTCAAGCAGCGGGAATGGCGCGGCAGCGTCAGCGCCGCTTTCCGCTGCCATTCTCCCGCTATCATCCGAATTTTCCTCAACGGTGTAATCGAACTCGTAACCGTCTTTAATGTATGCGAGACATTGCTCTTCATCGATTGATCTAAGCCACGTCATTTGCTGCGTATAACACTTGCACTGTGGACGACCCTTTCTAATAACGTTAGACGAAAGGCAATGCGCTCTAGGCAACGAACGAGCTACGTTTAACTCATCATAGATCGCGGCCGAATAATGATGATTAACCACGCGTGGCTTACGATGCTCCAAGTACTTGGCCGCTGTTATGACCTCATTACCATTTGAATCTAGAGAGGCCACTTGTGGAATAAGGCCTCCAACAAGGGAAGTTGATTCGGTTGCTACATCACCCTCCTCTCCGCTCGACTCAAACTCATCACCAAGCCCTGATATCTTATTAAAGAGAAATATAAGAATCCCAACAATGAGTATAACTAGCGGTATCAACGCGTAGACGAACAAGGGAATCTTAGGCTTAGCAGTATGCAGAGAAGCGCTCTCGTACTTTTCGAAAATTTCTTTGGGAAACGGTCTTGTCTTGCTTGTAGCAAGCTTCTGTTTGGTACGACTTAGCGGGTCAATACAAAGGCCATCCCAGTGGTAGATTGTACGAGCATTTACGCCCATTGCTCTGTGGCTGTGAAAATGATCGGTTATTAGGTGACGAACAACCGTATCAATCTGAGTTGGAAACTGAAACGTAAGAACAAAATCGAAACCTAAGTGCCTATGTTTCTCAAGCCTTTGGACATGCTCAGGGACTTCTTTACCTTGACCACGTGGACGCCAAATATCTTGACACTCATCTATTATTACGACACTTCCTTCGGGAAGTTCCCACCAAGTAAGAACCTGCTCCTTGGTTATTTCCGTCCAACCCTCAACATTAAGCCCTCTCACACCGTATACATAAACAGGCCGATTCTCGAACTGATTATCGTTCATAACGTATTCAAGAGCGCCTATTGTTTTGCCCGCACCAGGTTGACCCGTCCATGCATATATCATTGTGCTGTAGTCCTTCGGCCTATGAAGCTTCTCGCCGATCTGATGGTTATAGCGACAGTAGCCGCCGAAACAATTAAACCAAAGGCTCTATCTATCCAGATAAAACCCATGAGACTTAAGTATTGTGAAGGGAGTTCATTGGCGTAGTCGACGAACAAATCAATTACGCCGTCAAGGACGAATTGACTTCCTGTAAAGCTGATAACACCAATACCGAGCAAAGCCATTGTTCGAAAGACAAGAGCGCGCAGGCTAGTACCTAGAAAGAATGATAAGAAAGCCGCCATTAGAAAGAACCTCTAATTATGAAAAACGCGGTTAAGGCAGCAGCTAACATAATAATGTAGCGCAGGACGATGAGTGAGCTACACGCATTGCTAAACGGTAGCTCGAACGTTTGGCCAAAAGCTCGTACGCTAGAATCTAAATCACACTGCCTAGGAAAGCCGTATCCACTGTCGTCCAAGTCGTCGACAAGCGCCTGCACATCGACGACAGAGCCTTCGACTTCTGGTCCACCCTCCCAGTTAATACCATCGTCTACGCCTTCACGGAAATTTGCCAGCGAATCTTCATCTGCTTCTTCTTCCTCAGTAAGCTGTATTGAGCAATAGTTAGCTTTCTCCAAGCTCAAAAGCGCACACTTAAAAGTGTCACCGTCACAAAGAAAGTCTTCATCACAATCGAAAACGTCCGTAGCATTGACTCCGCACGCGTCTTGATAGGTTTGTTCCCTGATAGCGCACACCACCCTGTCCTCGCCATCAGCGCAAACAGGCGGCTCTTCTAAAGCGCAAGAGTATTGTCCGACAGCATCCTCGTTAGAACAATCCGCGTTTTCTTCGGTGTCACAATCGGCGTCACCACCGCAGGCGAAAGTATCCTCATTGTCTGGACGTCCGTCAGGGGTTCCGTCTTCAGTACCATTTGTGTGTTCGTCGATATTGCAGAAATTAGGAATATCGGTGCACTGATTATCAGAACCAGTTCTAGTTTGACCAGACGGACAAGGATTATCAGTATCGGTGCATTGAGGTGCCGTGCACACATCACACGTTTCGCCTGTTTGGGTATATCTGCACTGTACGCCTTGTTCTTCATCGCCAATGAATCTTCGTGTGCAGGCATCGGTGCCACTTCCATTATCGTTGCGATCATATTGGCAACTCTCGAAACAAATTTCGTCTGGGGGTATCGCGGATGGAACAGACCCAGGTCCGAACTGTTCCATGAAATCTATGTTAAAGAAATTAGCTGTGCCAGCTTCACAAGCCGCCGTGCCTGAGCAATCTTCTGAATTAGGGTCGTCTTGGACTCCACACCTACCATCACAATCTAAGTCGCCATCGTTATGCGATGAACAAATACCGTCATCATCATCCTCCGAGTCAGGTGTCCCATCACCATCTGAGTCGGAATCATCACCGTCACCGTCATTGCAATCAGCGCCGAACTCCTCTCCGGCGTCACAATCGCTTCCGTCTCCATCGTCGTCATCGCCATCGTCGTCTGAGGGGTCAGGACAAAAACCGCCAGAGTCGGCGGGGATGAAACCCATACCCGTTAGGCAAACAGAGGCTTGGCCGCAGGATATCGGTAAGGAGATTGTTGAGCCATTAGAATCGGCCTCGCATCTATCACCAACAACAGACGTGCTACCTGTAATCGCTACTGAGGCATTCGAACAAGCTTGTGTTGCCGCCTCACTACGTGAAGAACCATATCCAAAGAAGCCGGACACGTTACAGCGAAAACCATCCTGCGAGGGTGTAGACTGAGAGAGGGCCTGCTGTGAATAAAGCAGGATTAGAAGTACTATTCCCCTGAAAAAGCGATCCATGAGGCACCAATCCAAGTGATGAGTATTATATCGGCGGGTGTAAACATTTTAATATCCAAGCTAGGTAGCAGGAGGGCTACTACCTAGCGAGAAGTTACTACGAACTGCGTCCGCGAAACATGTCAGCTGTTTTAGCAGCTACCATGCGTGCAACGTAGAAACCGCCAATTGCGGTGAAGATTGAGACAGCGATAGCAGCTAGACCAACCATTGCGGTTTCAATGATTGCCACGTCTTGTGCATAGACAGGCCCTGCCAGTAGAGAGCCTGCTAGTGCAGCTACGATTAAGTTTTGCTTCAATGAAGCATTGAGTTTAAGAGTTTTCATAAATTACCCTGTATTAAAAGCGGCCACTGAAAAGGTGAGCTTTCCTTTTAGCGATCCAGATCATGCCCCATGTAATAAACACCAAACCACCTAGGTAGTTAGCTTGCTCAAAATTTAGCACTGGGGAGAAAACCATCGAGACTTGTTCCTGCGTTTGGACTTCGCTCTCGGTGGTAAGACATCGGTTAAACCTGCCATTGGTTGTTTGTGTCGGCGGGTTGTCGCAACCGATGTAATACTGATATTCCATCTTCTACTATGCTGCTGATTTCGCTTTCGCGTCGAAAGCTACTTGACGCTTCTTATGCTCATCGGTCAGATGTTTATTAGCAGCAAGAAAATGGTTGTCGAGATTAAAGCTAACCTTGCCTTTGTATTCGCTTATGTCACAAGCAACGTTTACATCAACGCCCAGAAAAAGCTGGAAATCAGGTATCCATCCGAATTTGTCCTTAGAAACCTTAATGTTTTGTATTTGATCAAAAACCTCAGATCGGTCCGGCACTAGTAATTGAATACGCGCCCATGTTTGATCGTTACCGTCATCATCTTTGAAAGTAGTTACCATTGCTTTGTGTAATTTGCCTTGAATTATTGCTGTTGTCATTGTGTTTACCTTTTTTTGTGGTAGTCGTTATGCCCTAAAAGCGGGCGATGGTGACTCATTCGACCTACGTGCCGAGTTCCCGAGCCGAGTACTTGCGAAGTTATCCGCCTGTATCAAGTCAACACCAAATGGAGACTCGATATTCTTATGTAAGTTCACCGAGTAGGCTGTACCGTCGTGCTGTATGGTCCCTACCCAGACAACATCCTCTAAGGCAACTCCTTTGTCCGGAATGCCATCAAAACGGTATAGGCAGCCATACGTTCGACTTCTGCGGAAACCTTTGCCTGCGACAAACCATTCGTGGAACTGTTCGAAGCGCCAATCAGTCATGCCTTTAGACTTAGTGTGATTACCGTCAGCGGATTTTTCGCCAATATGCTTTGCTGCGTATTTAACTACTTCTAAAAACGCCTTAGAGATATGTTCGGGGGTTCCTTGGATTTGTTTAATCTCAACATTAGACCCCCACATTTGCCGAACGGTCTTATAATCGAAGCGCCCTTCTACAACGTGAATGACATTTAGGTGAACATTCCAATCTTCATCGTTAGTTGCTAAAGGATCCTCTTGGATTACAAAGCTACCTTTAATGCAGTCTTTGGCCCATTTGCTTCTATGAAAATTCGCAAAGCGGCGATACTGGTCGCGTTTGCCTTGCTTAAGCATGCCGGCATGAACATTTGGTTCTGTATATACAGCATAAAAAACCCGCCAATTGGGGTTAGCTTCGAGAAGACGAAAGATCTCAGGGGCGTATTTACGTGTAAGTCTTTGGGTTTCCTCGCGAGCCTCATCGGGACATAGACGAACGCAGTTAACCTTGTCATCCCATGCAGTAATGTGACGACCTGAGAGTGGATCGACACCAACGCAGCCAGTGGTTCTGGCCGTGCGTAACCGTAATAAAGTTTCAGCATAGGAGTAAGCCATTAAGTCGTTATGTTCGATATTAGCTTCGATATAATTCGCCATTCTTTGGCGAATTGCGTGGCGTTCAGATTTAGCCATCGTATCGAGTTCAAGCTCACGTTCAATTTGATAAACGTCATAGCCTTGAACGTTAAGAGTTTCAGTATCTAGCGCGCCCTGACCTCGTTCTATTTGATCAACAACGTGAGTTAGATAGTCTGGAATTTCGGTGGCGTTTGGATTCTTAGAAACCCAGTCGAAAAGCCTGTCTTCGTTAGTCACAGGCTTGGTGATTCCGAATTTATCTTCGCGAAACACTATTTAAGACCTAAAAGAGCAAGTGAAGCTATGATGATGAAAGTAAGAGAAAGACATAAAAATGAAAATCCAATAGAACTAAAAAAAGAGCCTACTCGATGACTTTCAGATGATTGAATATCTTTGCGATCAGACATCATGCGCTCCCTGCATCAAAAGTGTCAGCCGTCCGGGCTGAGCGTTCGCTACGCTCTCTCACTAGTCGATCAGTGAGAAAGGAGAAGATAACAAAGCCAGCGACAATTCCGAGCAGGAACGCGATAAACGAGAAAATACACACAAAGAATATAGCTCCGCTTATATCGATCACGATTGAAGAATTTCAGCAAAGTGATCGCGAACGCGGAAAAGAGAGCCAATTGGCAAATCAGCGTGATAAAGGTTTTCGGAGCGGTCATAGTGATCGGCGTGTGTGATCTTTCCTTGTTCTAAACAATCATCGATTAGTTGCTGTACCTCAGCGGCCAAATGATCTTTTTGTTCTAACATAGATATCTGCAAAGAATGTGACATAGCTACCTCAAGAATTGTATACAT